TGTATTGTACAATGATCATCGGATACAGGGAGTTCAAGTCAAAGGATGTCACCCACTCGTGAGAACCGACTTGGGGTTCCTTCACATAACCACCCGCAAAATCACCCTTGGGTTTTTCGGTCTTGGCAGGAACCGCAATCTTCTGCTTGTTCAACAGACGATAGATGATAGTGTCCCAGATAGTAGTCGTACCAAACACATCTTCATAGTTCACACCACCACGGTATGCCATAGTCATTGCCAGAGTGATCAGACCGAGTTTCTCTTCCAGTAGGTCAACCAGTTCAACATCTCGGATGTTGTAGTCAATGAACTTCTGGTGATCTTCCTTGTACAGTGTGTGTAGGTTGCCGTGCTCCTCATACGAGAGTTTGCGTTCACCCAGTACGACATGGGCAATGTGATCCAGACGATAGGACTCTTGCTGTCCCAGAGTATTGAGAGTAAACTTGCGGAACAGATCATAGTAATCCAACTGAGCAATACCCATCAGATCATAGGTGTCCACATCTTTCATACCCATCTTACCACGAATGGTGCGAGACGAGACAGTACCCCAAGGTGAGAATCGTTTGGTGGATTCTTCTCCGATGACCTTTCTTGTTCTGTTAACAAGGTAGGGGATATCAAACTGCTTAGAGTTCCAACCAGTCACGATGTCAGGTGAACCATGATTCTGCCAGTAGTCAAGGAACTGATCTAGTAGTTGCAACTCTGAGTTGCACTGAGTATAGATGCAGTTCTCTTTGGCAGTGTACTCACCCAGACCCCAGACACGAAAGAAGTCTTCCTTACTAGACTTGGTACAGATTGCGGTGACTGGATAGTTTGCTTGATCTGGTTCGGGGAAACCTTCGTCCGACTGAACCTCAATATCAATGGTAGTGATTACAGGGAGTTCACGATCAAACTTGATGTCGTTGGGAAACTCCTCTGCGATATACTGTGAGATGAAGTTGTTCTGTCCATAGACCTTGAAGTTGTCTACATGTTGGTATCGTTTGCTAAACTCGGTTGCTTCTCGCATGGTCTCAAACTGAATGGGTTCAACAGGTCTACCATCTAGTGTAGACCATCCAACATTCTTACGACCACTGACATACATGGTAGGTTTGAAGGGGATGCGTTTCTTGACACGTTGACCATCTTTGTACCCACGATAGAGCAGGGTAGAACCGTATCTGTCAATGCTTGTGTAAAAGTCCATATAGATTCCTCATAATTAAGTACCCATTATACATGAACAAACAGGCAATGTCAATCAATAATTTTAAAAGTATTTCCCCAGTGTCTTTCCCAAGGTTTCTGTTCCATACCTTCATGGGTTTGAGTGATACCAAATGATTTAGATATCACTTGGGTTGATGCTCTCGTGAACTTAGTGGGTCGTTCAAACCTAGAGTTATATACTTTATGCAGTTCTTTTGCTGTGGTACCGTGACCAATCTTGTCGGTGTCAGCATAATGGCACATAAAGGTGTACTCACTATTGATTGGATTATGAGATAGGTAGGTCTTGACAAGTCTCTCCATACAACCATAAGGACCACCATTGAGAGGGAATTCTTTGTTCAATAATAAGTCATTCATGTATATTGCACATCTACGAGAGAGGGAGTAGCAAGACATAAACAGTCCATGACTTGCCCAGTCAAGTCCGTGCTCCATAGAGAAGTCGTGTTGTTTTTTGAACTCGTCTGCGTCCTCAAGATAGGAATCGTGTTCCATTACATAGAATCGTTCTTTACTCTCGGCACGTTTCTTTATCAACTGCCAATGAGATATATCACCCGCTCGTTCACTTGGGGAACTGCTCAAACCCCTCTGCATCTTATGTTGCAAAGGTTGCCAGTTATAGAGGGGTTCTAGTTCTGAGATGGTATCGGGGGTGTAACACTGAATGACTTCAATGTCAAGGATGTCTTGTTTCTGCCATGATTCTAACGCAATCTCTGTATACTTCACAGAGGTCGGATTGTTCAAATCTGCAATCATATATGCTTTCATAATATACCTAAAAATGTCGGGTGACCTATTAAGTCACCCTAGTTCTGTCTATCTATACAAGTGGTAGGATAGCAACAATTGATGTAACTAAAACTATCAAACTTAGTAGCGCATCTCCGAGTCTCTCTACTCGTCCAAATGTGCGGGTCTTCATAACTTTTTTGCTCCAGATTGGTGGGAAGATTATCCTTCCGCTATTATATATAATGGTAATGTTCTATGATAGAGGTCATAACCAAATGTCATGTCACTTTTTTAAACAAAAAAGGAGGGATCAGTATCAGGGTCACTCTCAAAACCAAATGAGAAGGTAACTCTAGATACTGTTGGTTCCAGTTGATGCCATGTACCCCTTGGGATATATACACAATCGCCTGGTTTCATAACAACAGTTTCGTCTGCGTTCGAAGGTTCTTCCGTGTATCCAATAGTGATTTTGCACTCATTGATTACTTGGAGTAGGAACACATCCATACTGTCCTTATGTCTTGGGTACGAACCAGAGAACTGACCAAACCCACAAAACGCAATGTTCGTGATTTGAGGTGCTCCCTTCTCGTACTCAAATTTCTTAGGGGCAGGGTCTACAAAGAACTCTTTCATCTCCGCAACAATATCTTTTGCGATTTGAGGTGCAGACCCTCGTTCGTGAAACGAGTTCATACCCAGTCGTTGCTTATCACGATTCCAGTCGTAAAGTTTATCTGGATGAGTATCAACCATTGGCATGACATCGTTCCACTGGTAAGATGTAATCTCTTCTATCCTACCCCACCAATGTTTCTTATCACGAATAGATTGTATGTTATCGTCAAAACGACTCATTTGTTTCCTATATTATATTTGGGGCAGAGTTCCCATTCATCTTTCTCCTTAAATCCGATGATTTTAATCTGTCGTAATGGTGCACATTCCGTTGCAACTTCTTTGTTCTGTATCTCAACAAGACCCCAGTCTGACAGTAGTGTCGCGATAGTGTTGCGTCTCTCTACGTCTGATTGTTCTAGGTTTGCTTTCTTACCATCCAAGATAAACAGTTCTTTGAAGTGTACGATATAGTACCTTCCCTGCTTATGTAGAATGTGACACGACTGAAACAGTTTCTGTTCTTTGCGTGAGGCAACTCCGATTCTTGTTAGAGTTTCACGCACTTTGAGGAAATCATCGGGTTCTGCCAGAGTGATCTCTAGCATACTCACAGGACTCCATGATACTAAGTTACTTTCTTCCACCTTTATTCACCTTTTCTTTTATTTGTTTAATTTGAGAAGGTGATAAGAGGGATAGTATTTGTCGTGCCTTTTCATTACTATATCCATAATATTCTTTCACCGACTCAAGGTCATTTTCTAATTCAGGTTTTAC